ACCGCGAAGAGTAGCCATGGTCAGAGTTCCTCGATGAATTCAAAGGTCACACGGACCTGTGTTTGGAAATAGCCCTCAGGTGATGCAGGCACCACTTCAGGACCGATTGGCGCATCGAAGTAAACCCCCGACACTATGACTCGATTATAGAGATCACGAATACGCTTGCCTATCGTATAGTTTGCGCCAGCACCAACACCAGCAGGTGTGAAGATATTGATGACCATGATGCCGACAATACGATTTTGCGAATTAGTTGTGCCGCCATGCGTTAAATGTTCGCTAGCTCCAAAACTTACTAAACACTGAATCCAACTAGAGTTAGGCGTTGGCTTGTAAGGTATGTTGTAAAATACAACGGGCAATACAGGATCAATTGCTAGTTCAGTTGCTAGCCTGCCTTCAACGATTGCTCTAATTGTGTTTCGATTGGTAGCAGCCACTGTTAAAGAGTCTCAAAGACATTAAAGGGTACGGTCACAGTTGTTTGAAAAAACGATGATGGCTGTGGTGCCGTAGCAACATTTGGACCTGATATGGCTTCAAACTGAATGCCATCAATAATATGCCGTGTATAAAGAGTGCAGACACGAGTGGCTAGATCATAGTTTGCGCCAGGACCAACATTTTGAGGTGTAAAGACATTAGCAACGATGGTGCCGTTGATTCTATTGATTGAATCAGTTGAGCTGCCTAAGGTCAAATAAGATGATGATGCAAATGACACCAGGCATTGAACAAATGAATCATTAGCGGCTGGTACATAAGACAGATTGTTAAATACTGATGGTGTTGAATCAGCTTCGGGTGATTCTGTGACGATAATCAAGCCACCTTCGCTAGTTAAAATATCACCATCTTGTTTAGCCATACCTGCGCCAAAACCTGCGAGGAAATGCTTTTCAATCGTTGCACGTACTGCATTTAGATCTGCTGCTGCCATTATCCTCGCCTTTTGATTTGCTCATAAGATGATCGTACATAGGCTTGCATTTCTTTGCCAATTAAATCAATCCAGCCAGCATCGGCTTGTGGGCTATGGCCATTTGCCAATGGCTCAGCGTATAGCAAATTGTTGTGAATACTGTAATAATTGCCTAGTTTTTCTTGCCCTGCACTGTAATTTGATCCCTTCAATGGTGCTGGTGTTCCCTTGTAATCGCCTTCTGGTGCTGGTGTGCTGTTGTTTGCATTCTCGCCAACCTGCCAGCTAACGCGAAATCTACCAGTATCAACAGGACTGCCTTCCTTTAGTTTTGAGTCAGTTTCAAATACCGTGGTACGCAGCAACTGCTCAAGCTGACCTTCCATATAATCAGCAATCTTTGCCAGCTTGATTTCTTTTGCCATCATCAAGCCCTCAAAAATAACTGATAAACAATCGCTTGGTTAGCCTGCTCGACAGTTTCAACACGCACGATTTGATGCGTCACACTACTGATCAGAACCTTATCATCCAAACCAGGTACAGCAGACAACGCTGATGCTGCAACCGTTAGCTTCTTGTCATCACCACGCACAAGGTCATTAACCTCAGATGCGTTTACATCTTCCAGTACGCCTTTGACCGTTTCAGTGGTGATCGTTTCAGTCGCTGAACCTGTTGTCGGGTTGTAAGTCCCGAGCGAGACGGATTGGATGGTGACATCACCGCCAAACTTAGTGATGGCCTTGTTAGCAACCTTTCGCAGCGAATCAGCAAGTGCCATCAGACGCGATAAGCGATACAAGCTCCATTCTGAAGCGTGATGCTAGTAAAAACACCCACGATATGAAAACCAGCGGGGATGGTCTCGCCATCAAGGCTATTGCCGGTGTAGTTTTCGCTCACCAAAGTATCGATCGTTGTATTCTCATAAAAGTCGATATGCTTAAACCTTCCTGTATGTGCAGCCGTGTCAGTAATGACTTCAGCACCAATCGTGTAGTCGATGCCGACATCACCTTGACCAAAACCTTTAGACATGATCAGCTCCGTTGAATTGCGATGTTGCCTGGTCCACTTATTCTAAGCCCTGTCAGGTAGCGTTCAATGATTGGTGGGATGCGATCAGCGCCAACAGCACCAGACTTGTCAGGCGTTACATTGATCGGTCCGACCTGCACATTTTTATAGTCCTCCAAACCACTTAGACCAATACCGTCTTTGTTGTTGTTTAGGTACACCGCAAGGATTGCTTGCGCCTTTTGGATTTGATCAGGGATTTCGGTATCAGTGAAATAATCCGTTGTGATCCTGAACGGAAAGCCGACCGCATAAGTGTTGATATAAGTGTCAGGCTTGCGAACACCAGTACGCGGCCATTGCATTGCCTGCGTATCAGTTGCCCGTGCTCCTAAATAACGCTCACGATCAAGGCGTTGTGCTGCAGTGTAAAGCGCACGATTCTTTTGATCGTCAGTAGCAGAAGCCCATGCAGTCACATCCGCATCTTCAACCAGACCATCGATGATGTCATTGGCATCACTTAGTGTCAAATAGGTGTTGGCATTAGCCCCACCAATCGTGGCGTCAAGTGAAATTGCCATTAGGTTTCTCCGGCTTGGGCTTTACCGTCCGCCGCCTTTTTGGCTTTGGCTCTTGTTCAATTTTAGGCTCAGCATTAGAAAAAGAGGCCACTACCGAAGCAGCGGCCTCACGTTCACGCATTCGCCGAAAAGCGAATAAACCCATAATCAGGCAACCGCAGATGCAGTAGAACCCAGACCATACAGGGTGATTGCTTCAGAACCAGAGGTCACATTAGTGACGCGACCAAGGAAGATCTTGGAAGCATTCTGAGCAACGGTGGCAACACCACTGACGGTAACGCTAGTTCCACCACCAATGGTGATGGTGTAAGCGCCAGCCGAAGCATTCAGCACAACCATCATAAAGGTGGTGCCGACAGCACAATCGCCGCCAATAGCAGCAACGATGTCTGCAGCGGAAGCAGTGGTGTAAGTAGCAGCAGCAGCAGGCACACCACGCACGATGACGTTGTAGCTGTTAGCTGCGCTCAGGGTTGCAGTCGCGGTAGGCGCTGCAAGTTTCATCTGCGCTGGCAGAAGACCGCCAGGGATGTCACCTAGTTCAAAGATAGAAGCCATTGTTAGTTACCTCCTCAATCGAAGTTAGAGGTGACAGTCGCACGCACGATACCAATGTTCTTGGTTTCGTACACCTTCGACCAGTTGCCGATGGTTTCCAGTTGTGCGCGAGTCGGGTTCGTGGTGGTCACGCCCCACTTAGCACCAACAGGGTGATAGCAGTAGTGAAGGTCGATGGACATTGCATCGCTCTTGGCGAGGATGTCACGATCGGTTTCAGTCTGCAGTGCAAGCTGTTCGCCAGAAGCAACAGCACCTTCAGTGAAGAAGTAAACAGCGAACTTCTTGTTAGGAGAAGAACCGCTGGTTTGCACATCATCAGAAACGATCACGCGCAGACCCATGAAGGTCGGAACGGAAACGTTGCCGAATGCGTTTGCAGTTGAACCCTGAGTTGCACCAGTGTCAGCAGCGCCAGTGTTGTCGTAGATGAAATCAATGGCACGACGCTCAACCAAGTCGTAGTACACATTGCTGTGCATACAAATGGCAGAAAGCTTGTCGCCTTGATCACCCAGTTTTGCACGGGCTTCAGCAACGTGACGCGGAGACAATGCAGTCTCACCAGATCCACCACCATCGATGGTCAGATCAACGAAGGAAGCAGAAGCGTTGTCAGTACCGACAGCACCAAAGATACCGCCGAGGCAAGACAGCAGATCCTTTTGACGCTGGTTGGCGATGTAATCAGCGATCTTGGCGCCAATGGCAGCCATAGGATCAGAACCAGCAGCAAGTGCTGCCAGGTCACGCGCTTCAAATGCACGACCACGGTGCAGGATCACACCAATTTGCTTATCAGCAGTGATCTTGCCAGGAGTCAGTGAAGCACTGTCAGACAGAACTTCAAAGTCACCAGAAAGATTTGCTTTCCAGAAGGGAACGTTGACAAAATCACCGCCCTCGGTGGCATTCAGCTCAGCCATCGGCTGCACCACACCAGAAGCCAAAAAGGCATCACGCTGAGTGGTTTGCTCGATGACGTAAGGCGTAAATACCTCGGGGATGATGATGTCAGAGCGAAGAGTCGCCATGACTAAAAATCCTCAAAAGTTGTTTACGGTGTGGGCGTAACCCAGAATGGCTCCGCGTAGCTTTGCCTCATATTTATATTAACGTGCGGCTGCAGCTTTCATTCGATCGTACAAATCACGGTCAGTCTTAAATAGACGTGATTGCTCGGTCAGGTTGAAGTTTTCCTTCGTGAATGGGTTTTTCATGCCTGCTGGGATTTCACCAGTGCTGCGACCTGATGGTGCACCAGAACCTTGTGGCTTCGGTGCTTTCTGCATCCACTCAGGCAACGATGCCTTTGCCCAATCTGCAACAGGTCTGCGTTCGTAGCCATCAACCACGACAACAGTGCCATCAGCTTCACGCTGAATTTTGTCGGCAGACAATTTAGTCTTCAGCACTAGATCAGGATCATGCACAATATCTGCCAGGGCAGAAACGGCAGGACTTATCAGCTCTAGTTCTCGGACTTTGGCTTCAAGTTCTTGAATGCGCTTGTCCTTTTCCGCCGACGCCTCACGGAATTGTTGCTCCAAAGCTTGTCGCGCTTCGGTGTACTTGCCTTCTGATTCAAGTTTTGATTGTTCGGCTTGTCGTTTGAAGTCCAACAGTTCTTGAACATCCACATCCTCGGGTATGGACTTTGCTTTTTTCAGCTTCCCGATTAGCTCATGATTCTTCCGCTCAAGAGCTTCGATGCTGTTTTTTAGTGCGTCAATCTCGCCGCTATTTTGCGTTTCAACAGGCGTAACCTGTTGATTTTGCTCGTCAGACATGAAAAACCCGTAGGGTAAGTTTTCAGTCGAATGTTATCACCGATTTATTGTTTTAGCGCCACTTGGTCTTATCAGCCCAGAATGCGGCAGACATCTTGCCCTTGGCAATGTTCTTTGCGTGGCGTGCTTTGAATGATGCACGACGTGCTTTTGCAGCCTTTGATTCACCCTGACGACGTGGTGAACCTGATACGCCTTGTTGTCCAAAACGAATCAGCTTGACCTTATCGCCTTCTTTGGCAAGTACCGCGTGCGACTTGTTTGGATGCTTTGGCGTCCGCTTGGGTTTGTTGTAACCCGCAAAAGTTTCGCCGCGATACGTGATGCTCATTTGCGTTTCGGTGCTTTACGCAGTTGTGATTCACGCTTGAGCACTGGATTGCCGGTGGATTCAGATTTGATCCGAATCACGGGATCATCCTTAGTGCCAACACGCACAACGTTGCCACCAGTTGGACCTTTGATCATTGCGCGTTCACCAGCGATGCTGGTCACAACACCGTAGGTGCGCTTGCCTTGATACACCCAGCTAACACGATCACCGCGTTTCATTTCTTCTTACCTTTTTTCTTGGGCATCGGCTTCATCGGCTTTTTAGGGCCTTTGTACTTGCCAGGCATGACGACGCTGCTGTTATTTCTAGTCTAGTTTGCCGTAACGCTTGCGTAAGTCTTGCAGCGTAAGTTCTGAGCCATCATCACGAACAAGCTTTGCAATCGCATCTTTTGGGCCATGCTTGGCTGAGAGCTTTTTAAAGTATGGAACTTTGGATTTTCCTAGTGCTTGTTCTTGTACTGATTTACTTTGCTTAGCTAACCATTGCCCGTAGCTTTGATCTGCTGGAACTGCGCCGCCTTGTGCTGCACGTTCACCGCGTGATGGTGGATCAAATGGCAAGTTGTCATAGTCAATCACCGCAACCGTCGTGCTGCGGCAGTTGAAGTGTTGCGGTGGTTTCGGACCCTTGCCATATTCAAATTCTCTGCCATCCAATGCACGACAAATGGCAGAAGTACGAGAATCAAGCGTTGCGACATAGCGGTATTTTTTGGTGATGTCTTGGTTGGCTTCATAGACCTGCTGTGATGCTGCATTAGCAACTTGATTGATGCTAGTGCGAATCAATGCTTGTACTTGATTATTTGCTACCGTTGTGACCTGTCCACCAGCAGCAGCAATTTGTCTTGGGCTGCCTGGTTGATTGAAACGCAATCTACCTTTAAGTCTGCGGCTGATGTCATCAGTTGTTTCACCCGTCAATAATCCATTGCGTACAACCTGCGCGAAAAGTTCGGCCTGATCTTCTGCAATACCACGAAATGCTTTCTCAACGATTTTGCCATTGGGCAGTGTGATCGTTGCACCTTGTGCAGCAGTCAGGCTATACGTTTGCGGTGCGCCTTGCACTGCAGCAAATAGGTCATCCGATAACGTAACAACATTGATTTGTGTTGGATCTGTGGTGACAACAGACTGAGCAAATTGCGGGCTGATTTCTACTGTTCGCACGATATTACGACTGCCACGTGGTAATACTTTTTTCAGTTGTTCTTCTACAAATTCAGATTGCAGTTCTGCTAAACCTTGCAGTTCTATTGCGGTTAGTTCAGTGCTATCGCCAGCCCATGTTGCCAGTGATTCCTTGAGTTGCGCCAAGATTGAGCGTAACCGTGCAGCCTTGAATGATTCGTCAAGATCTTCAATCGTGCGAAGTTGATTGACAGCATCAAGGATAATATCGTTGTAAGCATTGATGACCCTACGAGCAACACTGTTGCTATAACGATTCAGGTCAATCGCATTGCGATATAGCGATTCTGGTGTGCTCATTCTTCATTCAATCCTAGATGTTCAGGATCATACGGGCAGATCATTGAAATATCAGCACCGCCAAGCATTGCTTTTCTTGCAACTTCTGTGAAACCTTCAATCGTATCAATACCTTCATCGATTAACTTTGCCTCATCAACCTGCACAACTTTTCTATCATCATCGCGCCATGTCATTCTTACAACTGCAAAATATCGATTAGGCAGTTCCTGTTGAACGTAGTGAAAAATGCGCTTTTCCGACGTGTCTGGTTCCATGACCCGTTGGCAGCTACCACCATCATGCCGCATCGTCATCGATCACAGTGTCCTCTTCAGGTGCGGGTTCCGGCGCAGGCGTAGCCTCCATCAATCCACCATTTTGCGTGGCATCCAGTTCTTCCTCGACATCAAAGTCATCACCGAGCACTTCGCCTTCTGATAGTTGCATCAGCAGTGTTTCCTGTGTGATCGTGCCTGCGGTGTATAGCTGCAGCAGTGCTTGGATTTCTTGTGGTTCCAGCCTTGTACCAAGGAAGTCACGGTTGACGTAGCTACTGCCTGGTTGACGATCACCAAGGTATTCAGCGTGATACTGCAAACAGTTGTCGATCATATCTTGCATGTTTTGAGCGATCACCATCATGGTTGAATCGCCTTGACTGCGATCTAGTCGTTTTGCTTCTGCAGTTTCAGCCGATAGCTTTTGACCAAGCACTGCCGATAGTCCTAGTTCGTTGATCTGCTTTTCAATTTGATCCAGCCGCTGGAATTGTGATGCAAACGCATCAGATGACGGTGCAATGTATTCTGCACGTCCATCAGCAGGAAATGCAATCGCTTCACCAGGACCAGCCGAAACTTCTTCTGCTGCTGTTGGGAAACCATAGAACGCTAACATCGGCACTGCTGAAATGTGCAGTTGATTATCAAGGTCCGATTGGATTTGATATGCCTTAAGGTTTAGGTTGGCAATATCTTCCAGCGGTGGCCGTGATTCTAGTGTATTTATGCGATTAGCATATGCGACACTAAACGGGATGCGTTTCAAGCTGGTGCGACCTTCATCAACGATACGAAAATCACCTTTCTTTTCATCACGTTGAAATAGCTTAAATTCACCGGGTGATAGTACACGGATTTGCTGCACTTGTTTTTCGCCATATTCACCATCAGGAACAATGATGGATTCTGACAAGCGAAGCTGCATCAGTTTCTGTTCACCATCAATGATTTCAGTGCGCCAACCTAAGATGTCACGCGGTGTGTATGAAGTCCAGTAAGGTCTACCACCATCACGCGGTGCATCAACAAGTACACCGACATGACCATAACGGATCATCTTACGGGCAGTCTCATACGTCCAAACGTTTAGGTCATTACCCTGCAGATCAACGTTGAACAACTGCTCACGGATCTGATCTGATGTGTCGTTCAGCCTGACTGGTTTGCGCGTGAGCATACCGGCCAGCATCCGCTCAAGCCGTTGATAGTACGGCGGGCAGATTGAAGTGCTTAGCCTGCGGTCATAGCTGACATCTTGCTCGCGTGGTTCTTGCGGTAGATACCGACGATGCCGACGGCGGATTTCATAGGTGCCGCCCATCAAATCTTCGATGAGCATCCAGTGTGGTTCTTGATTGCGCCACGCTGAATTAGGATCGTTGACTTGCGAGACCTTAGCGAAAAGCTGCCGGTCATAGTGTGAAAAACCAGAGTACACGCCTTAATCCCGCAAGTCGATGACTTCAGTTTAGTCCGCTGTCACAGCAGTCAAAACCACCTTGGTGCGTCCTACCTCAATGTCAAAGACGGTGCCGGGGTCAAGGTTCATGCCTTCGATGTAAGCACTGCCTACGATCACCTTGCCGTCAGATTGAACTTTGGTTTTGTGCGTGAGTCTACGGCCCATGCGCTTCTTGGGTTTTAGGTCCACACCTTTAGCGTTAAGCAGTGCTTCATAAAAGTTGGTGTAGTTCAGTCGTTCTTTACCGTTGACGGTTGAAACGTAACCGCACTCACGAACGAGTTCAGATCGTGAGGCATCAGCCATTGATTTGGTCTTTGCGATGAGTTCAGCGCCTTGAAGCATGTTGAGTGAAAAAGGTTGACAGGATATAAGTTACATGCTGTCGGCAATGTTGTCTAGTATTGGCGGAGGTCCAAAACCGTTAAGACGACTAGCAGGGTTTTTACCGTCTCGAACCGATTGAATCATCCGCGCTTTTAGATTTTTGTACTGCTGCGCTGTCAGCCATATGGTGGCATTGCCTTCTTTGAAGAAATAGGGAGTAGAACGCTTCATTGTTATTTTTTCATTAGTGGGGGCTTGCGCCCCCGGTGTTGTCAGTCCATGTTGTTTGCAACCAGTTCGCGGTGTACTGGGCAACCACGATCAGCCCAAAGGTGGACTGAACCGTAACCGCTGCCAAAGTAACCCCAGCCAATCAGTTCAGATGCTTGTTCAGCAAGTTTGAAGTTTGCTTCGCGTTGTTCCCATGTTGCACGGCCATCAGTGAGATGACCAATTTCGATGCGTCCTTTGGATTGCTCAATGATTGCAGTCATGTCAAAACCACCTTCACGGAGACGCTTGAGGACTGAACGGGTTGAAAGGGTGCGGGCCATTTGTTTGTGGTGTTGTGGGGTGATCCCCCATGACTTAAAGATACCCGATCTTCCCCTTGCTTCCCCTTGTTGTGTGCAGCTTCCGCAACTGGCTCAATAGATCCTGATTCCAGTGCCGCGGCCTGCTCTTGCATGTAACGGGTTGAACAGACGCCAGGTCATGTAGGAGAAAGCATCGTTCATATGGTCATAGCCTGCATCTTTGTCCGGTGTCCCATCTTCCTTGTAGCTCTGCAGCTCTAAGCATTCAATCAGCTTCTTACAGTTCTGCGTGATCTGCACCCTGACTTCACCCTTCCCGTTTTCCAATGCAGCTTGTGCAGCAGCCACTCGATCACGAACGGGAGGATTTGCTTTTGGTGATTGATTGCTGAACCCATACGACGACAAGATCTCAATGTCGGTTCTTGTGGCGTTCGTGCTTCGATTACCGCCTGATGCGTCAGGGTAGGCATAGATTTGGCGGTTGGGATATCGTCGGTTGATTTCTTGCGCGATTGCATCGGTGTCATGACCGCCGCTGATTTCATCAATAACGATTAGTTGCTTTTGCGTTCTGACTGCGATGACAGCAGACATGTTACCGATATTAAAGTCAACACCAACATGCAGCGGTTCACCATCATGGTTGAATGACTTGATAACATGCTTTTCACGATCAAACCTGTCGTAGACTTGGCCTGTGTTCAGGTTTACAAACTCACCATCAAGATATGCCTTCAGCAAACTTGGATCGTAGTTAGCTTTTAGACGTTCAATAAAGTCCGGCGGAAGATGTGGGTTATCTGTTGTCTTCATCTTGATGAGCTTGCGATCCGTGCGGGCAAGTGCATCAGGACTTCCAAATTCGTTATACAACCACTTAAAACCCTCTGGTGTGGATGCTGCAGCAAACTGTCTAGTATTGCCGGATCTCAAGCGGCCAAGGATTTTTGGGAACGCCTTGGTAGCGACTGAACCAGCAGTATCGATTTCATCAGCAAGACAGAAGGCCAAGTTCAAGCCGATAATTCTGCTGTAGTTTTCAAAGCTGCGGCACAGGATTTTTGTGGCACCACCAGGCAAGTGCAGGATGTATTCAGGCAGTGGAGATGATCTGAATGTATGCGGGATCTCGTAATGCTCCAAAAAATCATCAAAGTCATTCAACCAGATGTCACGAATTAACGGGCCAGTTGGTTCCATGACGCAACCAATGAAACCTTGATTAGCAATGGCTAGCGCAAGAGTTTTAGCGCAAAGTGCTCTAGTTTTGCCTGCACCGTAGCCTGCTGATATTGCCAAGATTTGTGAGTCTTGATCTGATACAAAATCAAGCTGTCCTGGGTGCAGATCAGACTTGATGCGATTTAGCAGCTCGTTTGCATCTTGCAATGCATGGGCTTCACCCAGCTTTTGCAGGACGCTCCCTTCAGGGACAGCATCAAGAATTGACATTACGCAAACATGCACCGCGCAATTGAGCACGCTTTTCTTCAATCAAGTGCATTGATGATACGGTGCAACATGCGGTCACGTCATTGATTTTCATGCAGACGCGATACATACTGTTTTCTGTTGGTTCATACCAGAAGTCTTCAGTCATGAGACAAGTTGAGCGAGACGTGCTGCTGTATTGATACAGCCTAAGGCAACAGACAACTGCCCACGTTTACGTGCTTCCATCTGCAGCGTAGATGATTGCGACAACAATTCTGCCACCATTTCGTAGCGTTCCATGTCCCAATCTTTACGCATCAACTCGCGCGCTTTCTTGATGTAAGTATCAGTTTGACGTGATGAGACACCCCAGGTTTCCGCGCAAAACCGAATACAGTCTGAGCGTTTCCCACCGTTAGCAAGGATACGTGCACAACGATTAGCACGTTCCATGGTTTGCTGAACTGTGCTTTTCGGCGCTGCCATCAACTAACCTCCTTTGCTTCAAGGTTAGCTTTATTTTTTAAAGAATTGGAGCGTGAGGATCGGTGTTGCACCGTCGCTGTATCGGTGGTCCCGACATTCGCCTGCTTCTCACGCTTGGGGTAAGGTTGAGCCAGAGGTTCAATCCTTGCACGCATTTTAGCATCAAGTGGCATCAAGTAACGATGCTTCCCTTTTGTGAAAAATTCTGTTGCTTTAGGGTCAAGATATTTTCTAACATCAGCCAGTGATTGCTTTACGCCTTTTGAGTGCACACTTTTGTTATGGGTTTTTTTACCGTTGATAATAAAAGCTGCACGTGTTCCAACATTTACCAAGCCATCATAAATCCAATTTGTAGCTTGATAAATGCCACCGTGATGATTTTGATCTTGATCGGCATAGCTAACAATTAATCGCAACTCAGGGCATTTGCTTTTTAGAAATTTTATAGCGATTGCCATGATGCGCGACACTGGTGTTTTATGTTTTTTCAAAGCAATACGAACAAGCTCACATCCCTGATCTTGACTCAATCCAAATGGTTTGAGCATGTTGTGATTTGCACCACGACCAAAGATAACGCAACCAATATACTTGCCATCTTCCCATGCTCCAACCTTCACGAGTTTGCCAACTGGCAAGCATTTGCTGTAGTGCCAGTTTTCACAAGCAAATTTTGCTGCTTCATGTGAAGCCCAATCAATGCGTAAATTAGACTTGTTTGATAAACTCATGACCACAAGCAGGGCAGACACAATCAATTTCTTTTTTATCTAGCTTGTCTAGCTGTCCTTGATCATCTTCTGATGCCGGATCAAAATCAGGTGATTCAACGCCAAGCTCAGCTAATGCGTCATCATCAAACCAAGGGCTGATGTCTTGTTCTTGACTAAGCTGATGCAGCATTTCTGCATCCCAGTCCGATAGGTCACTGGTGCGATTATCTGCTAGGGCAAGACCTACCTTTTCGTGTTCTGTTAGGCCAGTGCGTTTGACGGCAATGATTTCAGAACCGTCGGTTTCGATGATGCGGACATTTTTGATGCCTGCTTGCTTTGCACCTTCGATGGTGCCATTGCCAGCCAGGATGCGGTTTTCTTCATCGATGACGATGCTACGTGCTGCACCGTAACGCTTGAGCGATTCTTGAATCAGCTCTGCAGACTGATTGGTGCGTTTGCGAGCGTTTTTGTGATCTTGCTTTAGGTCGTTAATGCTTGTCACGCAATAAAACGTGTATTTGTTGTCAATATAGCATCAAGGTTGAGAATTGATGTAATTTTGCCAAAGGCCAGTATAGGTGCCGTGATGTGGATGAGATTGATTGTGGCGTTCATCAAGGTGATATAACAGCTCCAAAGCGATGACGCGATCCATCATTGATTCTCTGTCCTGCGCTCCGGGTAGCACGGGTTGCATCGCATCTGGAGTCATGTCGTTGATCCAGTCTTTGAAATAGCTGCTGCTCATTTGGTTTTTGTGGGTTGTTAAGTTCGTGATACAGGACAGTGTAGTGATCGTGATAGGCAGCAAAGATGCTACGCAGCTTTTTTTGATCCATTGGCGATAGCGCAAATTGCAACGGCTGCTGCTTGTTCAGCTTGTTGAGCAGTGAAAATGCCGTGTAATCTTTTACGAATAGCGACGGTAATACGATGTAAAGAGTCAGTGCTAAGACCGTGATTAGCAATGTTATTGCGAATAATTTCCGCACGGGTCGTGTTGTTTTCTGTTGCGATTCGATCGAGTAATTGGATGTCGGATTCAGGCAGTCGGATTTTGATTTCCTTCATTTACTTCGTAGGCCGTGATCAAGTATGCCTTGATGCGTTCAAGGTCATTGCAGAAGGACTGTAGCAGATCTGCTGGGATTGGGAGTTGTTCCTCGATGGCATTGTCTGAAACTGCAGCAGCTACTGCTTTGCTGTTGTCTAATAAATCGGCGAGGTGATCAACGACTGGATCTTGACGCTTGGATGTAGCGAGAAGTGAAATCATTTTGCTGGCGGAAGGATGTTTTCAATGCGAAGAAGATTTTGATGTCGCACACCGCGATAACCAGAAGGGAAATCACGCATGTTTACGTTCATATTTGATTTGAAGCCTGGTGATGGTTCATCGAGTTGTTCAAGGGTTAGATAACCCTGCTCCACCATGTAACGCAGTTTCAGGCGAATGGAGTTTACATCAAATGCTCTGTTGCCCATTAGAACAAGCCATTAAGAATTGGGTTAGTGGTGGGTTGATCATCAAAACCATGATCAGCGGTGAAGACACGATGAGCCGGATGCTTCATGTCAGGCTCCTGTGCGGGGCTGTAAGCGGTTTGTTTTTTGGGTTGGAACACATCACCCCAGCCTGATGCAATGGCGCGCTCTAGGGCCTCCTGGCGTTGCTGTGGTGTCCATTGCCGGAGCTTGTTGGTGATGCGTTTCAAGACCTGTGATGACCGCGTGCCTTTTTTAACCGACCAGAACTCGATCAGCAGCTCAGCGCAGTCCGCAAGATCAGGTGGCACGGAGCTGGTTGGCAAGGTCTTGAGTCTGTTCGGATCCTTTTTCGGCGCTTGCGCCCTTTGGGTTTTACTTCTTGGGTTCTTGTTTATGGGTTCTTGTTCGTCTGTCGTTTTTGCAAGGGGTCCCCTTGCGTTTTTGGTAGGGGTCCCCTGTTGTTTTTGTAAGGGGTTACCCCTTTCGTTTTTAACAGGGGTCAAATTTGCAAGGGGTGTCGGAGCATCAGTTTTGACGTGATGAACCGTTGTGTAGCCTGGTCTTTCAACGGATGTGATCCATCCGGTTTCACGCAACCACGTCAGTGATCGCCTGATGACAAACTGACTGATGCCGGTTTCGTTGTGGATCGTTTTGATCGAGACCCAGCAACCTTGCTCTGAATTCCAGCCGTGACGATGCAGGACGGCATATACCGCCCATGTAGCAGCATCGGCTTGATCCATCAGCTTGTATGGAAGTGCGGCAAAACCGCTGGCGCTTACCTTGCTCGGCATGTGCTAACCTCTGGTTGTGGGATGTGTCTTGGCGAGGGACACGCGAGCCGGGAGTAGTAGCCCCGGCTTTTTTTTGCGCGTTCTTCAGTTTACCGTGGATCAACAGCGTCGTAGTACGCTTTTACGGTTTGTTCATGCTGCATAAATAAACCATCCGCATGTTGTCTTAGTTGTGAATCATCGATGCGTTTTATTTCACGCATTGTTCCTGTTTCCCAATAGAGAGTTTCATCATGTTGTTTTTGTTGAATGGTGTAATCAAGGGCAGCTTTAGTTTGATCGCGGTCCTTGATCAATGCAGCAAGCAGCCGCAAGCGTTGTGCGTCATTCATTGCGTTGAATTTCTTTTTTAATAATGTCACGGATCCAAGCCGTAACAGGCATGTCAATATCTTGACAATGTTGCTTGACTTTTTTGTAAAGATCAGGCTTAACCGTCAAGTTCAAGACATGCCGACCATCTGCGCGAATTGCCATCAGCTTTTTTGAAGATTTTCAATAATTTTGTCAGTTTGTTGAGCTAATTTTTCAAGTGTTTTTTCTTGCTTGTAAGCAGCAAGCTGAGCTGGCATCACACCAGGCTTGGCACCACGCTTGTTATGACGTGGCAGCGTTTTGTCCAGTCGCCCCAGTAGTTTTCGGTAAGCTAATGGCTCCTCTGCTTTTGAAGGTGTATTGGCAAGTTGATTCGTGACGGTCATCACGATTTCACGGGTGTACTGGCGCATGTTATCTGTCATCAACTGAGAATGCGTGAATTCTCGCCAGCCCTTTTCATCTGTTGGATTTAAATCTTTAAGTGTTTCGTAAACAGCTTTTGGCAAGCGTTGGTAAACAAGTTCACCAAGACAGAGTGCTGCGTAAGGATGTCCAAATGCTACGCCAGTGACGCGAGCGAAATGCTTGTGAAATTGACCGCCAAACATTGGAAAATGTTTTCCAGCGTCTAAACGAATGGCCCAATCAAGCAACCGCTCGTCGGTAGTGCGCGAATCCTTTACGCCAAATGCTTCTTGGTAGGTGCGTTCAAGAGAATGAACAGCAGACAGGCCAAGCAATTCCAGTGCGGTGCGACTGTGCTTGCTATTGCTAAGCGCAACGTGCTTCCAAATTTCAACCACCATTGGCAGGTTGATGGTGTAGGCAACATTGCCGCCATGACCACTCACGCCAGGGCATTTCACTGGAACAATGATGGGGTCGGCCGTGTTTTCGCCTATTTTTAGCCCAAACCCATTGGCGTCACTAGGATTTAGCAAGGCCGTCTCAGCAATCCGAGCCGTTGTGCTTTGAATCTGTGCATTAGACAGCATTCCCATCACGCGCCCAGTGGATTTAATGGACTGGCGAAACTCGCCGTTTTCCAGCATGTAGCCTTCAAGCTCAACAGGACCGAATTGAATTTTTTTCGGGTAGGCGACGACAGGTTTTTGATCGCCTACTAATTGAGACAGAGTGGCATTTGGCACAGTAAAATTCCAGCGGTGAAAGCTGGTCGAAGTGATCAAAATAGATGAACCAGGAGCAGCACTGTTGTGCCGCTTGATCAGATCATACCACCAATGCCAAGTGTTGTCAACGTCGCAGTCAACGGCATCGAACCAGCACCACAGGGCAGCAAGCGCCATGTAGGTGGCGGAAGGCTAATCGAAGCCAGCAAAAGGGTCAAGCCATGGCGGCAAGCTGTAGCAGCATCAGCACAGCAGCAGATGCGCGATCAGAAATGTGATTTGATCACTGGTGCCTGCAGCGTGTCTGTTGAGTTTCGTTTCAAGAGACCTAAGTCTCATTTCACGACAAACGGGCAGTTGAAAGCAGCAGCACCGGAGCATTGCATCGTCAAACGCAACGACATTGATAAGTGCTGCCGGTCAACACTGGATGCGCTGTCGGAGACGGTGTTTGCTGATGATTGTCTTGTGGTGCGTCTTGTTGCGGACAAGCGGTATTGCATCGGCACTGAACCGCCTGGCGCACTGATCACCGTGGTCGGGTTGCAATAGGGTGATTCGGGTGTATAGTGGTTTCACGCCACAAGCCAGATAGCTCGGCGCTGGTTTCTCCGCCCTGGACACGATAAGGGTCAGCTTTGGTGGATGAGCTGCGATCAACCTCCACCCCATTTCACAACTGAATCATGACCACCTGCATTTTTGCGTGGGTGCTGGTTGTGGTGCTGTTCCCGCTGGTCTTGCTGCTTTGGGCCACGGAGTCACGTCACACTCGCATTCAACGCCTGCGCCGTAACGGTGCGACCTGGAGGGAAGTAGCGAAGCGATATGGGAAGAGCGAACGAACTGTTAGACGTTGGGCCAATCCTTGAACCTGCACACTACTAGTGGAAGCGCAGGGATGCTCGGGTATCTTTAGATCAGTCAAGGGAACACCCCAACACAACATGACTGAGTTTCACGTCAACCTTCGCAACACCGCACAACCTTGGGAGCGCAGCATCCTCTTCCGCTTCATTGGCAGCACCGCTGAACGTGACGCATATCGCGCAGCAGTTGAATTCTGCGGTGGCACCTTCACTGGAATCAGCGCCGCTGCAAAATTCTTGGCAACAGCCAAACCTTTCGGCAACGCCACTGTTGACATCACTTGCGCTCAAACCGTTTGATCATGATCACCATCATCCGCAAGCAGCGCCCGGTTCTTCCGGGCGAACTGCTCCCACCAAAACCACCAACACACAACAAACCAGCTCCACAACTTCCACGCTTCTAATGGACTTTCACACCATGACTCTTGATCAGCATGAATTCATGGAATACATGCTTGATCGCAACGACCAGCGACAAAATCAAAATCCTGAGAAGGTTTACTACATCCAAGCATTTATTGAAAACAAACTGCAATGGGATGAGTATGCAACAAATCAAGAAGAACGCAACGTGCTTGTTAAACAAGCTATTGATGCTGGGTTCAGTTATGTCGTCGAAACGGAGCTTTATTGACATGCGTAACACCATCATCGTTGTAATCTTCATCACATTGTTTGGTAGTGCTGCTTGGTATTCGCTAACGCAGACATTGGATGATCTAACACGTAGAGACTGTCAAGCTGGTGTGGTCAAGGCTTGCGAAGCACTTGCGAGGTCAAAATGACCGTGTTACCCTTCGCTGGCCCAGGCTTTCACTCAATGGTTTCTAATGCTGACTACCATGCCGATCCAGCAATCTCAGCATCACACCTTCACGCCATCTCACGCAGTCCACACACCTACTACAAACGATTCATCGATCCTAACCGGCCTCCTTCAAAGCAAACTCCTGCTTTCGTCCTTGGCTCTTTTACTCACACTTGTGTTTTGGAACCTGACACTGTTAGCGATCGATATAAAATCAGTTCTGCACGGCGCGGCACCAAGGCTCACACTGAACTAATCAACAAAGGCATTGAACCTGTAACGCAGGCTCAATGGGATCAAGCACACGCTATGTGCGATGCTGTTCGTAATCATCCTGAAGCTGCCTGGTTGTTATCAGACGGCAAGGCTGAACAATCAGTCTGGTGGGATGATGAACAATTTGATATGCGCTGCAAATGCCGTCCCGATTGGTGGAATGGTGATATTGTGATTGACCTGAAGACAACGCAGGATGCAAGCCCACGCGGTTTTGCAAAATCTGTCGCTAATTTCAGGTATCATGTGCAACAAAGTCACTACATCAAAGGAACCAACGCAGCACGATTTATCTTCATTGCTGTTGAAAAGGAATACCCATACGCCGTGGGTGTTTATGAACTTGACAATGAAGCGTGTGGTCTTGGTGAAGAGTTACGGCAACGTGACATGCAACGCATCAAGACCTGCAAACAACGCAACGAATGGCCAGGTTATAGCAATGACATTTCAACACTGTCACTGCCAAGCTATGCCACCAACATTGAACTTTCATCCTACGATTTCTGATGTCTGAACTAACCAAAGCATTGATCGGCTTTCACAAAGCCGTTGACAAGATCGAAAAAAATGCCCGCGCTAACTACGGCAAATTCGCTGATCTAGCAAATGTGCTGTCAACTGTAACGCCCGCACTGCACGCAAACGGATTGGCAATCACTCAAACATTCCTTGAGGATTCACTGGTCACGACACTGCATCACATCAGCGGTGAAACGCTGAACAGCACCGTAAAGCTCTACATCCAAGATGGCAGGAACATCACGCAGGAATGGGGCAAAGCTGTAACGTACCAGCGCCGTTATGCGATCTGCTCCATCCTTGGCATCGTGGCTGATATGGACACTGATGCTGAAGCAGAAGCACCTGTAACAGCTAAGACAACACCAGCACAAGCCAAACCAGCCAATGTGCAAAAGGCTGTGATGTCTCAAGCATTCCAGGCTGGTCAAAAGGCGATCAAAGCAGCTAAAACACTAGATGCACTATCTGACCTGAGCAAACGTGTTGCAGAACGCTTTGACAAGCAGGACATCACCAAACAGGAATACGATGATCTGCTCAAGCTGCTACTCGACAAAGAATCTGAACTTAATGCCTGATGCACGACACTGACGACACAAACACCTTTCTCACTACTGAAGACCTTGCTGTTCGCTATGACTTAAAACCAGACACTATCAAGCGTTGGCGCATGAATGGTCGCGGTCCAGCTTTCTATAAAGCCAAGCAATTTGCGATCAATCCAAGAGCACCACGCATCCGTTATAAGCTCGCAGACATTCTGGCCTGGGAGCAATCCAACAACATCACACCCATCAACTGAACAATGGCAAACACCGCATTCAACGCTCGTTTTCGCATCATGGAAAACCGCAAACGCAAAGGTGATCGTGATCCAAACGAAAATATCTGCGTTGATTTCACCCCAGAAGAAGCCCGTAAAGCTGCTCAATGGTTAATGGATAAAGCATCTGAAACTGAAGCAGGATCATCTACGATCCGTCAGTATCGCGGCAGGAATGACTACGAGGAAGTGCCTGGCTTTACGCTTTGGGGCGGCATTTGGGAAACAACAGGCAAGTTTGCGCCGATGGCAGCAGAACCATCAAACGATAACATTCCCTTCTGATCACTCGACATTTAGCGATATAGCTGTTACCGTTCGCCGGTAGCAGCTTTTTTTATGGCCGAATCTTTTCAGCTCTACCTTAATCAGATCGGTAGATACCCACTATTGACGGCTGAACAGGAGATTGAGCTGTCTCGTAAAATTGCTCGTTTTATTGAATTGCGTGAT